GAGCTGCCTGTTTTAGTTGTTTATTTGAACTTTTTTGCCAAAAATAAAACCCGGCAGATCATTGATCTACCGGGCTCGTTTCGTCACTAGACACGGGTAACTTTACCAGACTTCAAAGTCTTGGTTGGAATTTTATATAAAAATATAGCAAGCGTAATAGCCGGAAAACACTGCAATGGCGCTAAACAATACTATAGAAAACTATAGAAGTTTTGCCAGTGATGCACAAACTGATGCACAATTTTAGTCTTACTTGTTCAAAATGTCTAGTGAAGCGATAATCTTATCATCTTCTTTTTGCTTCTGATCGTCAAGCAAGTAGGCATAAACCTTAAGCGTAATTGCTATGTTTGCGTGCCCCAACCTTTGACTGATTGCATAGATGTCGACTCCGTTATTAAGCAGGAATGCAACATGACTGTGCCGTAAACTGTGAAAGTGGAAATCTCTTTTTTTCATGTTGCCTTGCTTCAGGAAGCGTCTAAGGGCTTGGTTAATGGCTTGCGAAGTTGGCGGAAATCCGGTTAGTGGATTACCAAAAACAAAGTCGCAATCATTCGCTTTTAGCTCCGTTATCAGCTCAAGAAGCCAACTGTTGACTGGAACGGTTCTAATAGACGACTCAGTTTTAGGCTTGCTCATTTCACGGCGATCTTGGTTCCAAGACTTAGTAATCGATATTTGCTTACTACTAAAATCGATATCGCTCCAATTCAGTGCACTAATCTCTCCTAATCTCATTCCGGTGTAAATTGCCGTTATGATCATGTAGGGGCTCGTATATCTAGGCTGACGATTTTCATAGCACAAGCTGATCAACCGTTTGATTTCATCTAAGTTTAGATATTCAACGTGTCTAGTTCTGCTATCGTCACCAGCTATAACCGTCTTAGCCGTGAAGTCCATAGAAATTAAACCGTCTGCTATTGCTGAAGAAACGCAATCTCTAATCATCGTATCAAGCTTGTGAACCGTACCTGGTGCATGCGATTCGCCAAACCAGTTTAAGAACCTTTGGTAGTCAGTACGTTTTATGTCTTTTAACTTGGTATTTTTGAAATACTCGGAGAGTATACGGCTGTGAGTGACATAGCGCTTCTTCGTTGACGAAGTTACCGACTTTTCTTTGAATGTGTGATACCATTCGTTAAAAAATTGAACGAGTGTAGGGTCATTAGCAATATCGACACCTTTAAGCATAAGTGCTTCCTGCTCAGTAGCCCAGCTTTTAGCCTCGGCCTTGGTTTTGAAGCCGCCTTTAGAAGATTGAATTAGCTTACCACCAATGCGCTTAGTAATTCTGGCAGTCCAAGTATTGCTGCGCTTATAGATGTGTGCCAATCGTTATCCCTCGCTTTTTAGGCTTTTTGTATATAGACAATCAAATCGTAACTAGCAAAAATGATTATCTAGCTAGTTCTTCAACAACGGAATCACGATCACTATATTTTACGGCCTTGATGTTGTTTTGCTCAAAGAGACTCAGTATCTGAGGACTTACTTTGACATGACTACTGTCATCACGAACATCATTGATAAAAACGTAGTATTCAGTTAGGCCGTTTTGCACTGGCCGTGTCTGTGTAATATCAGTAAGAATGGATTGCGCAAATACTTGGCTATTCGAACTCGCGATCAAGGTTTTGATCAATCTAGTTGGTATTCTTTTCGGGGGAAAGCCTGAAATAGAAAATTCGAATTTGTGAGTCAGGCCACTGTTTCCAACAAAAGAAACACCTTGGGTAGTTCTGATGTTGTGTTCATTAAAGAAATTTTGTAAATCTTCCAAAAAGAGATTAGTTGTATTTTTTGTTGCCAACATAAACATGTTGTCTACAAATAGCATTGCTTGTAGAAGTCGATGCTTGGAAATTGGAAAATTATCTGGAGTAGTAGTAATTTGTAGAGCGTCATCATTTTCAACGACACCATAATTTGAAATTTGTCTTTTAAAAAGCTGTTGCCTCTTCCTTGAATGCTTCAGATAAACGCCACGACTTTCGAGATTATTAATTGTCCAGCCGTCGTCAGTTAGAGTGATAGAGCCAGTATGAGGATCGTTAACGGCGTAAATTGTTATTTCATCATTAAAGCTATCCAAAAATGGCACATCAATTTTTACGACGTTAGTAGAAACTTCTGTAAAATTGATGTTTTTGCTATACCAGTCAAGGTAGTTTTTGCTTAATTCCTCCGCATTAATCATTTTGGCCCTCCTCTCCGTAACAAATGGTCATCTACTTGATATGAGTATAGCACATGAAGTCATCAAGAGCCGCCCCGAGATCCTTGTTTTTATCAAACGGAAAGTTGCTAAGTTCGTATGCGTACCCCTCGTAAGATCCGGATGAAGTAGTATAGATATGAATATGGTTTCCACTAACAATAGTTTTATCGTGGTTATGATGCTTTTGGCCGTTTATGCATAATCTAACAAGATGGAGATTATTTTCTTCGAATCTAATATGTATTGAATACTTGGGTGCCCAGCTACCTCTATACGCACAAAATCGGTATTCGATATTGTTGTTATTGCTTATCAGTTTTTTATCAAGCTTGAATTTACCAAGAGTAATGTTGAAAGCCAGATCTTTTAAAGCGCGTTTTGATTCACTGATTAATAACTTTACTTCGCTATCAGTTAGATTGTCTAGATTATACATTTTGCTCTCCTTAATATCCTTTCAAGCCCGCAAGCGCGGGCTTTTTTTATCTACTGCCATATCTGATCATCTGGATCTTCTTTCCCAGGATATACCCTAGGTGGTAGCTGCAAAATTATTTTGTTGATGAAAAGTTAAGCCAAAACACAGACATTTCTTGGCCATCAACATAAAGGGAAAACTTTTTGATGCCAGACTCTTTTAATGAAAAATTTCTTAGTGTAATTACAGCGGTCAGGGAACCATCAAATATATTTGCTTCGATTAGAGTCTCAGAACTCAGATTACTTACTGAGATTATTTGATCGTCTAGCCTTATTTCAATTTTATGGTCTATTTTATGGTCTGATAGATCCAATTCAGATATGGATATCAATGCGTCCATAGTATAATAAGTTGGGAACGACAAACCGGTGATTTTGCTGCCTGCTTGGAAAAGGTATTGAGTTTCACCGTCTATTTTTTGTTGTTTGATTAGTGGAGCAATCCACATGTTGCCTATCATTATATTTCTCCTTTGAGGTAGAATATATGCTATATTTTCTATATTTTTTATCAATGTTGATGCATTTTGTCGTATACATGTTTGTGTTCTATTCAGCAGTTTATATTCTTAAAGCACTTGCACCATGGCTGTATCTCTTGACCATATCGGACGATGCGCGAGATAATTTAATATCCGCAGCAAAGGAACTAGCAGACGAAAATCTGAAGTACGTTAATAGTGACGTGAAAAAGATTGAATTAAGATCTTGCTATGGTTTCTTGGATGAAGGTATTATTGGTGCGTATAAGTCCCTTCGTGCTTTAGAAAAGAACGGTAAGAATAATATTAGTTCTCATTGGTAGTGGATTCTTTATTATTTATGGTTCCTGAAGCGATGGCTCTAATTAACTGTTCTTGTTCGTTTGACAGATTTGAAGCTGGTTGACCAGCTAAGTCTATGTCTATATTTCCAGTCTGTATATGCATACGATCCACTGAAGGGGAACCTAATTGATTTGTCAGCTTCCTATTTTTGTGATAAAGATTTAGGACGAAAGGACCCATAATGCAAAATTCGGCTGAGGCGATAATAAACCAAAAAGTTTCAGCTCTAGTATGAGGGTATAAGTCCCAGATAGCTTTGATAAAATCCATAAATTTACCTTCAAGTCCCTTTATCAAGGGGCTTTTTTATCTACTACCGTATCTGATCATTTGGATCTTCCTGCCCAGGATTCGGCCGGGATGATCCTTATCTAGAACGATCTTGTCATAATCATCATTGTCAGGAATCAGCTCAATCGTGTCGCCAACATGCTTGATCCGCTTTAGCGTTGCCTTGGTGTCTCCGTCAACCAAAACGGCAGCAATTTCGCCATCTTCAACGTTTGGGGTAGGCTCTATTATCACTCTGTCGCCATCATGTAAGCCAGGCTCCATACTGTTTCCCTCGCAAATCAATGCAAAAGCATCGTTAGGGATATTGCCGGGAATCGTCATGTAGTCAATGACGTTTTGATCAGCATCGATCGGCTCTCCGCAGGCGATAGTGCCGATTACAGGGATGCGGTGCAAGCCTAATTGCTCCAGCGGAATTGCATTGTCCGCAATTGGAGTTTGCTGATTGCTTTTTGAATCGTGTATGGTTGTCGTTAAAAACTTTTTTGTGCCATCGAGCATGATTACTTCTCCACTGAAAACAGGCTTAAATCGTGGGTCTATGTCCTGCTTAGAGACGTGGAAAAACTTAGCAAGTTTTTCTACATTTTCGGGAGTTGGAAGCCGAGTGCCATTGAAATACCCAGTTAATGTACTAGGTGGGATTTTAGTTACTTTTGATATTTCTATTTTTTTGGCATTATTCTGTGACAAAAAACTGTTTAGATTAGTAGCAACGATTTTTTTGATCTCTTTTTCTTGAGGGGTCATTTTTCTACCAGGCATCTTTCTCACCATCCTTAGTAATGTTGTTATCTTAATTATATCAATCAGCAGAACTTTTTTCGCAAAAAAGCGAAAAAAAGTTGACATACGCGCTAGTGCGTAATAGAATATAGTCATGAGGTTGAGAGATACCTAAAATTAGTGAAAGGAGGCAGCCGTGATTAAGGGCATAATAATAGCCCTTGGCATTGCTTACAGCTACTACCAGGTGCGACTGGTAAGAGCTAAGGCAATCAACCAAGAGCTTAAAAACAAGAAACTCAAGCGCAAACTTGAGGATAAATAAAACTAGCACCGGGCGGGCAAACTGCCTGTCTGGTGCACCTTAATCATAGCAAGCGAAAAGATGAACTTCAACATTATTGGGACGGCAATCTTTGTCGTCCTAGGCATTAGCTGGGCATACTATTACGTTCGGCTAAAGAAAGCACAGAAGCTTGGGAAAGAGTTAGAAGAAAAAATGAAAGAGAGGGATGCAGATGCCAAAAATCACAATTAAGGCTGCCAGAGTTAACGCTGGATTAACCCAGAGACAAGCTGCAAAAAAATTAGGCATTGCCTACCAGACTTTGTCAAATTATGAGTCTGGCGCAAGTGTCCCCAGGGTTGATATGATCGAGAAAATGGCAAAAACATATCGCATCGATAAGCGGTATATTTTTTTAGGAAGATAATACGCACTGGCGCGTAATGGGAGGCAGAGCAATGGAAATTTTTGATTTTGAAGACACTCAAGTTCGTGTAATTGAGGAACATGAACAGGTCTGGTTTGTAGGCAAGGACGTAGCTAGCATTTTGGGCTATAGTCAGACCGCAAAAGCGATTAGAGAGCATGTCGATGAAGAAGACAAAGGGGTGTCTGTTTTGGACACCCCTGGTGGGAAGCAACAAATGACCATTGTCAATGAATCTGGCTTGTATTCACTGGTTCTGTCGAGCAAACTCCCAACGGCCAAGAAGTTCAAGCACTGGGTCACCAGTGAAGTGCTTCCAGCCATTCGGAAGCATGGCGGCTATTCAGCCCAGCAAGCAGAGCCAGTTGACCTTCCGCGCAAGCCGGTTGACATTCTTCGCTTGACGGTCCAGGCCCTTGATGAGCAAAACGAGCGATTGGACAAGCTAGAAGAGACGTTTGAGCAGTTCAAGGCAGAAGAGCCACTGAGCCCAGGCGAATACAACTACATTGGCAAGCTCACCGGCCGGGCAGTTCGGTCATTCCTGGCGGTGGCAGACGTCAACCACGGTGTGCCAGCTAATCGGGAGCAGCGGAGTGAGCTCTACCGGGACATCAATACTGGTGTGCTCCAGGTAACCGGCGTTCGTACTCGGGCTAATCTCCGCAAGCGTGACTTTGACGTTGTTTGTGACTACGTTGCCCGCTGGACTCCGTCAGTAGCTACCCGGATGGAACTGGAACGGCTGGCGGATCGGCGGGAAGAGTTTGATTTTTAGCAGAAAGCGTGACTGAAATGATTGACACTAAAGAGTACCTTTTGGACGCTTTGGCTGAGTCCAAAGATGCCAGCACGCGGGCCTATGCGGCCTATCGTGGGCGTAAGCTGGACAAGCTGGTGAATGATCCAGCGCCAGAAGTACGGGCCGCTGTTGCCCGGGGTGGGCACGGCCTGAACAAGCTGATTGAAGATCCGGCTCCAGAGGTTCGTGCGGCCGTTGCCAGCAGTACCAACAGCCTTAGTCAGCTGGACAAGCTGGCTAGTGACCAGGCTCCAGAAGTACGGGCAGTTGTAGCACTCAGAAAAGGCTATTGCGTGCAAATGATCAATGATGAGGATCCAACCGTCCAAGCTGTTGCCTGGTGGGCACTGGATCACGGGGAGGCTAGGTAATGTACGAAACGGAAGAATCAATTAAAAAAGTGCAGCAATTGGTCATTGAAGCAATTGCAACAGGAGTAAAAGAGCTGTGCGATGAGCATAGCAGGAAATTGATCAGTAAGCAGACTGAAACGAAGCTGATCAGGTTGATTGAGGATCTGTCTGATGCGTTTGAGAAGTCGATCTGAGAGGTGATCAAGATGGAACTGAAACATAAAAAAGAAACTCAGCCTTCTTATGCTGAGTTTCTGAAACGACAAGGGATGATCAAATGCACTAATTGCTTGCAACACACCAGCAAGGGCAATTATTGCGAACGATGTGGGTGTGAGCAGATTAGCGCTGAAGACATTCTAGCGGCTATAAATGCTCGTGAAGAGACTATAAAAAAACACAGGTCTGATTTACGGCTAAAATAGCTGAATGTTACTCATCGATTTTTAAGTAGTGTTCAAACATCTTTTTAACTAGAAATTCTGTGTAAAGAGTACTTTCGGCAGTTGCTTGGGCATAAACAGCAATTAGCTGTTGAGCCGAGTTTTCTGACGAATTGATGGATTCAGCTAATTCTTCTGCCCGCTTTTTTACAGGCCATTTTTCATTAAATTCACTGTATGCCTGATCAAGCGCTCTTTTGAAATCTTCGTTGAATTCATCGCGAGAAAGATTGCTGACGCGCTGGGCGTCTCGCTAGACGATCTGAGAGGAGGAACTAAAAATGGAGATTCATGTAGACAATCAGGAACTTCGAGAAGCTGTGGATCAGATCATGATTGATCGAGGCTATCTGCCAATGGAGGATGCCCTTGGCAAGCGCATCGGACTAGATGAGTTCATTAAGAAGTATTGCCCTCAGCATGGTAAGGACTGGGTGAAGGAAAACATCATTTACAAGTATCACCCAGATTGGTGTAAGAACGCTAATCCAGGGAGAGGTCGGAGCTTTGAAATTAATGAGTATCGTGCTCGCCAATGGATGGAAGACCATTGGGATGAGCTATGAGAGGAGATCAAGTGGTAATGCTGAGAATAATCTTAATGCTAATAGCAATGTGGTCCATTGCCATTTGGGCCATGGTTATTGCCCAAAAGAAAAGCCAGATTATCTACGTATTCGTAGTCAATCTGGCAGCAACAATATTTTTGATTTGGTCAGAAGTCGTTATTATGAAGGGTCAATAAGAAGTCTGACGTTGATTGTCGAATAATATCGTCAGCCGAGTGCATATCAGCGAACTGATTCACAGCAGATATTTCATCAGATTCAGCAGTAACAATCTTTTTCTGCTCATCGGTCAATATTGGCAGTACTTGGGAACAAGCATCAATTGCTTTTTTCTGGTCCTCAGGCATGTGAGAAACCAGGAAAATCTGAGTTGCTGACAGATAGTTAGAGATCAATTGACGCCGCTCATCCTGAAGGAATTGCTTGCGTTTAAGATATTCGTTCTCTTTGGCAAATTTCTCTTTAGTCAGTTCAATGCCTCTGACTGTCTTGTTGTTAACGTGGCAGTTGATGAGCGCAACAACTGAAGTAAAGATTGCCGAAATGGTGGATATTAGTTGGATTATCAAAGTTAAATTTTTCATGATCTGAGCCTCTTTTAACCAAATTATATAGCAACGGATAGGAGATAACTACGATGCAAAGTACGATGTTAGTATTTTTGGCCATGGCACTAGGTTGGTTTGAGATGACTAGCCACCCAGTATGGGCAAATGTGACTTTTTTGGCAATTCTGGTTATATGGGTCTGGGACTTAGCAGACCGTTTAAACGAGTTAGATAAAAAGGGGATGCATAGTAATGAGCGATGCGACCATTAAGAAGCTGGTTGCAGCAAGTAATGCCTTCATTCGACCAGAGAAGAAGGCAGAAAAAAAGCCTAGCTCACCACAGAGCTAGACCGCTAGGGATGCAAGGGCTGGTTTTGGTCGATTGGCCTTGCATCCAAAGGAGATTATACCATGACAGAGAAAACAGAGAACATTGAGGAATTTGGAGGAAGCAGATACTTCCTCAACATCCCAGCAGGAGTTGCTCATGATCCAGACCTCCAGAAGTTTCCAAAGGCAATCTTGATCTTTGGAGAGATCTGGTCGATGTTGAACGTCACTGGAGAATTCTACATGTCAAACGACAAGATGGCAAAGCTTTATAACTGTAGCAAGCCTTCAATCAAAAGAGCACTCAAACTGCTTGAGACTAAGGGCTTGATCACCCGTGAAAACATTTATAAGCCAGGCACTTCGTTAGTTATCTACAGAAAGATATCCACAGGTCCGGCTATAGGGTCATACATGAACCCACCCTCGGTTCACGAGCGACCCCACCCTGGGTTCACCGATGAACCGGGGGTGGGGTCACCAGTGATCCAGAGAATAGAACATAATAATAGATCAAATAATAGAGCACTTAATTTCCCCCAGGCGAAGCCTGGGAACCCCAAGGGGGAAAATCAAGCAAATAATCCTATGTCTGATCCAATTATCAAGGCGATTAGGGCTAGATCACGGGAAGACCATGATGGCATCTTCTTAGCCTACAAGGATTACATCAAAGGCCATCCTGACGGCGGCACCGCTGCTGAGAAGGATGAATGGGTTAACTCGATCAAGTCGCTCTATGGATGGAATGGCTGGGATGAAGAGCGAAAGCACCATATTGATCGACTAATGGAAGAAGGCAAGATCAGTAGCGTTGATGACCTTGATAACGTCAGCATCCATGGCATCCCAGAAGACGTTAAGCAAGATCTGCTGAATCAATGGGATGGTAGCTATGACCATCCAAATATCTTAATCGACCCAGGTGACCTGCCGTTTTGAAGATGGAAAAGCAAAGAAAAAATAGCAAGCCAGTATTGCTCTACAACATGAGGACCGAAGAGACCAGGTTCTTCCCGAGCATGAAGCTGGCTGCCAAAAGTATTGGGGTACCGCTTAGCTGGATATACCAGCAAGTGCAGTGCCATACGGCCACCTTGCATGATGGCTGGACAGTAATTGATTTAGACGAATAGGAGAACAAAGAAATGACAAATATCGCGGTTTTGATCGGTCGTCCGACTAAGGACATTGAACTGCGGACCACTCAATCAGGGATCTCAGTCGCTAGTTTTACGCTGGCAGTCGATAAAGACAGCTCAAAGCAGAAAGACGAGGCGGACTTCGTCCCCTGCGTTGCCTGGAACAGAACGGCTGAAATTCTGAGCCAGTATGCTGGCAAGGGTCGGCTAATCTGTATTGAAGGGCGTATCCAGACCCGCAATTACGACAACAAAGAAGGCCAGAGAGTTTACGTTACAGAAGTAGTTGTCGAAAGATTAAAATTGCTCCCAAGCGGGCAGAAAGCCCAGAATGGCTCTCAGAGCGTTTCCAGTCCTCAGCAAGGCAATTATGCTGGTAGTGGGTTTAGTGCCCAGCATGCGTCACCCCAGCCGGAAAACAACTCAAATTATGGCCAAACACAATCGATCAGCGATCCGTTTGGTGCTGGTGGCGGGGATGCTGGAATCAATGTTTCAAGCGACGATTTGCCGTTTTAGGAGTTAGCCATGGCACTGAAAGATATTAAAACACCGGTTGACTACGCTGAGTTATCTGCTTGCCTTGATCTTGCCTATTGGGCGATTAATCGGCTGTCAAAAGTTGCCTATTGGCACTACGGAATTACAGGGGATGAACAGAAGCCGCTCTATGAAGCTCAAACTGCAATTTCTCGCATTTCTAGATTTATGGCATACGAAAAGATAGCAAATAGTCCTGAATCCAAACAGGACTGGATCGATGTAATTTATGGATCTATGCCGTACTACACTGACCGTGGTCCGTTATTTTGGATGAAGCACGATGAAATGGTTAAGCTGCTGAATTTGGCAGAACGTGAACTTTAGGAGGAAAAATGAATCATGGAAATTAAAGAAAATCGGAAATCAAAGAATGAGAATCTGGAGATCAAATGGAGATTGAATTCACTATAGCGGGCGATCCGGTCGGCCAGGGTAGGCCACGCTTTGCCCGTCGACGGGGATATGTGCAAACGTACGACCCACCAAAATCTAGAGAGTACAAAGCAAGAATCGCTCAGAGCTTCCAACGGGTTTATATGGGTGATCCACTTGCTAAACCAATCAGACTGACGATTAGGGCGTATTTTTCGGTACCACGGTCCTATTCTAAGTCCAGGACACGTGCTTGCCTGGAAGGGCTGGAAAAACCAGCGAAAAAGCCAGACTTCGACAACATAGCCAAGGGCGTCTGCGATGCGCTGAATGGTTTGGCCTATCAAGATGATAAGCAGATCGTTCAGGCCAGTGTCTATAAGGCATATGGCCCGGAAGCCAAGGTCGTTGTCAGCATAGAAGAAATTGAACAGTAAGGAGTGAAAAGAAATGAATACAAACTTTATCAAGCTGGTGCGTGAGTTGGCCAAAGGCGGACATGACGTAGTCCTGGAAGCCAATACGCATGATGTGCAGGTTTATGGCAAGCTTGAAAATAAGATTGCTTGGATCAATGGAGCAATTCAAGACAGTTTTATCGTTTATGACGTAGAAGCAATCAGTGGGGCAGAGAATAAAGCGATTGAGGATTATGCCGGCTTGCCAGTGGGGGAACGAGTATGAGTATCACACTGCAGGAATTGGCAATCTATCTGTGCTGGGGATGCGCTGACTTGGCAATAATCTGGGTATTGTTGAAGCTGACGTGGTTATCATGTACGGTGTTTATCTTGACCTTATCCTTGGCAATTTGGAGCATCCCATGGTAATGAGCAGAGTAGAAAAGCGCAAGAAGACATTAGAGCTGCTGCATGTCATCGAAGAAAAGTATGATCGTAAGGGCAAAGGCCCAGAATGGATCGAATCGGTACCGGCCGAAGCCTATGCCGAGCTCTGGAAGCTATGGGATGTTGCGAATGGATCCATCACGCCAAAAGTCACAAGAAAGTATGCATCCCGTGAAGAAGAGGTGCTTGACTGGCTTAAGGGCGGCTTTACTGCAGCAGAAATTAAGCAGATCACCGGCATCAATGAAACGGTTATTCGAACCGTCAAGCTAAAGAATCATGTAACTGTTCCGCCAAAGTTTAGGAGTCGTATGTTACCACTGGATGATAAAGAGCTGATCTTCACTCTTAGCAAGACAGCAATCACCAAGTATTTCGGAGTGCCTTTTACTGGCTATGACCCTACTGACGCCAAGAAATTGGCCAAGACCGGTTATAAATACGAGTCTTTGTCACCAACAGAAGCATTGCACTGGGCGGACATTAAAGATGGCGCTCTGTATTTGACAGAAAAAGGGCTGTTTCGCAAGCATGGCTTAGACAGCTATGAACAGGAAGTGATATGAGTGGGAATACTGCTATTTCCAGAAGTTGATGAGAAGAAGACGGCTGAGCAAGTGCGGACCTATCTTAAGAAGACTTACAGGGATGCATGTATGGTGGCGGGCACGCCGGTATCTTACCTCAAATCACCATCTCTGTCGGGGATGCCTAGCGCTGGTGGATACGAGAACCATGTTGAAGATGAGATCATTGACCGGCTTGACGCAAAGCAGATCGTTACCTGGACCAGGCGAGCACTCTTATGTCTGCATGATTGTGATCAATGGAATGCGTATTTGATCACTGAGTGTTACATCAAGCGAAGAGACAAGACGGTAATGGCAGAGGACCTGGGCTATAAACGGTCGACGCTACAGCAAATGTTGCAGACAGCGTGCTGCGTGCTGGCAGGATACCTTCGAGAGAGTAGTCAAGGTAACATCAATCTGTTTGTTTACAAACAAGACTAATCGGACATATTCTGACAAACATCGGACAAACTCTGGACAAATTGAGCCGAAAGCGGTGCATAATTGATAGTGTCGAAAAGGTTAGAGATAGCCAGTCGACAAATCGATGGCATGTTTTTGAACGACTTGGTACGTAGACTCCGTTAAATACCGACCTATTTTTTCATAACATTAATCTCCTTGAAGATAGTAAACTAAACATCGGTCATGATCCGGTGCAACTCCGGACATGGCTTTAGCCAGGTGCGTTGCCTGGCGTATAGATAGCGAGTATTAGTATTGAACCGACACATTCTTGCTTTTAATTGTTTAGCAGCCTCATCCGGTGAGCAAAGGCCGTTCGACTCGGCAGTGGGGCTTAGCCAGGGCACTTCGGTCTCTGTTCTGGCATTAGTTTAAGTTCTTATTGCTAGTATTCTACGAATTAACACTGGCTGGGGCGGGTTCGATTCCTGCCTTAGTCATAGCCATGCGATGACGGTGTGACTATCAGACACCAGAGCGGGCAAGCCAGGACAGCATACACCTCTATGTGTGTGATCCCATCACAATGTTCTGGCACTCCTGATGATGGTTCGTTTAAGCAGGGCTCGTTTCCCTGCCAGGAGTTAGCTCTGCGATGACAGGACACGGTTTGTCCCGAGCGGAGTAAGTAGCTAAGAAAAAGGGCGAAAGCCCTTTTTCTTTTGCCATTAACGAGAATACTAATCCAGAAGAGTCAACCTAGCGCTGGCTCTTTTGTTTGCAAGGAGAAGAAGGCAGACATGCCAAGAGTAAGGACATGCAGAGCAGTAGACTGTAAGCGACTGGCTAGTCCTGGTCATCTATACTGTGATGCACACATGAATCAAGAACGGGATTATCTCAGCAGGCGTGAGGCTTACCTTAAGTCACGCCAAGGTAATTCCAAGAAGGTTAAGCAACAGCAATGGGCATACAATCATATTAAGCGCTATTCTACGCCAGTGAAAGCAGAGCAGAACAAGTTCTACCATACCAAGGCATGGACCAGCTTGCGTGAGGTAGTCTTGAAGCGAGACTATCATCTCTGCCAGTACTGCAAGCAAGACGGCAAGCTGACACAAGGCACGGTTGTCGACCACGTAGTGCCCATAGAGTACTCTCCCTCTCAAATGAGGGATGTAGACAACCTAGCGACCTGCTGTCGTGACTGTCACGCCAAAAAGACGCGGTGGGAGCAGTTCTATTACGGCACTGGACAAGGCAACCAGCTTAAAACTGTCGCAAAGGTGTCCGATGTGGGCTCTGTTGTCAAAATGATGCACGCCTTAGATAGCTCAAAATAGCTCTCTGAGCGGCTACAAACTTTTTGAAGGCAATCATAAGCAAGCAACGTTAGAAGAATGATATCCCCCCGGTATGTGCTCTAAGGGGGAGCCGCAACAAGTATCATCAGAATAAGTAAAAAACTCGATTTCAAAAATTTTGACTACCGGGGCTTTAAGGGAGAAGGCGGTTAAATGGCAAAATACTTTTATGAACAAAATGATGGTAAAATCAGCGCAAAACCGCCTGCACATCTAGGCAAAATTGCCGGAGAATGCTGGCGAAAAATTGTGCCATTCCTAGAATCAACTGGGAAAGTTCAACGAATTGACACCAGTTTAGTTGAAATGTACTGCGTCGAATACGAAATTTATCGAAATTGTTATGAAGACATTAAAGAAAACGGCATTCAGGCGCCAATTAAACGGTCAGTTCAGAACTCAGCCGGTGAAATCATCGGTGAAGACTTCACTGGCTGGCGGAAGAATCCGGCTACGGCTACGATGAAAGACACAGTCGGTCAGTTGAATCAAATAGGGATACAGCTTGGCCTGACGCCAAAAGGCCGGCAAGAACTAATGACGATTGCCGACTCCAGCCAGTCAGAAACCACGGAAGATGCACTGAAGAAGTTTTTTGGCACGAAGGGCGATAGCAAATGATCGACTTAACGCAAACGCATGACGTTGATTCCGCCTATCGAAGCATCGATTTTAGTCAAATTCGCAAGAAATACCATGATCCTGCGACTCAATACGCTTTTGAGGTGCTGGATGGTGACTATCAAGCCGGATATATGATCAAACTAGCGATGTTTCGCCATCTTCGCGACCTGCAGAGAATTGGACAGCCAGATTTTCCCTATCACTACGACCTAGACCAGATTAATGTCGTTTTACAACTGGGCAAGATCATCCCCGACATTGACGTTAAGAAGCCTCTGCCACTGATGACTTGGCAGAAAGCGACTTTAGCACAAATTAATGGATGGAAGGACGAGAACAACGAAGCTCGTTTTACGGACATTCACATTTCCATTGGCCGTGGCCAGGGAAAGACCCAGCTAGCCGGAATTCAAATGTGCAAGGCCTTTCTGGTTGACACGATTGGCTACACTAACAAGGACTTCCTGATTACTGCCAACACCAATGACCAGTCGACCAAGCTGTTTGGCTATGTCAAGAAGATGCTAAATGCGGTAGTTGCGGTTGAACCGTTCAAAGGACTGGCTAAGGAAGTAGGCTATGCTGCGCTGTCAGACCAGATCGTTCAGCGGGTGACCAATAACAAGATCTGGAAGATCTCGTATGAAGCCGATAAATACGACTCAACTCACAATGTCCTGGCTATTTACGACGAAGCTGGGGCACTCAAGTCTTATGATCGCATCGGCGACATTACCAACGGGCAAGCCCAGGTCAGTCCCTATCACCAGTTCATTAAGATCAGTTCTGCGTACCCAGACCCAACGTCACCATTCCACGATGAGCAGAAAACCCTGCAAGAAGTCATGGAAAGAGACTTTGACCGTACCGGGGACAACTCTTTAGCCCTTGTCTGGGAGCAAGATTCACTTGATGAGACCTTCAAGCCGGAGACTTGGATCAAATCCAATCCACTTTTGGGACTTTCAGAAGATGAATGCGCTAGAAGAACCGGGAACTTGATCAAACAGCGGGACGAGATGATGCTCAAGAACACGCTGCATAAATTTCAGAACAAGAATCTGAATCTCTGGCTGGCCCAATCAACAGCCAGTTTCGTCAAACTAGATGACGCTACCCGGGCAATCAAGCGAGACTTCGATATTAAGGGCAGGGATGTTTACATTGGGCTAGACTACTCAATGTTCTCAGACAACACGGCATATGGTTTCGTTTTTCCATACACGGATGATGGTAAAAATAAGTTCTACATCATGCAGCACTCATTCGTTCCTTGGCAGCACGCTGGGAGCATTGAGGCAAAAGAGCAGCAAGACGGCCTGGCTTATCGTGAGCTTGAGAAGCAAGAATTTTGTACAATTACTGCCCACGAGCAGGGAATCATCAACCCTGAGCAAGTCTACAAGTGGTTGCTGGAATTTGTAGAACAAAATCAGTTGAATGTGCTGCACTTTGGTTATGACCGCTTCGGGTCCTACCAGGTTAAGAATATTGTTGAGTCGCTTAATGCAAACACGAATTGGTTTATTGAAGACATTGCCCAGAGAACGTCAACTCTGGGTAATCCAACAAAGTTTCTACAAGAAATCTTCGCAACTGGCCGTGTCAGCCGACCTGATGATAAAGTGCTTGAGAAAGCCTTGCTCAACGCTGTGATCAAGGCTGACAAGATCGGGATTCAGGTCGATAAAGATAAAGCCACGCTTAAGATCGACGTGGTCGATGCGCTGATCGATGCCTTCTATCACGGAATGGACCACTTCGAAGAGTATTCAATCGTCAGCGACAAGTCGACTGAGATCTCACGGATGACCAAGGAACAAGTTAGAGACTGGTTTGCCGCAAGATTGGAGGATGATCAATGATTGACCAGTTATTTAAATGGATTTGGAAGTTTTTAGACGTCATTTTCTATGTTTTAGGTTTGGGCTCCGTTGTCTACGGTGCCTTTTTAATTGGCAAAATTGTCGGATATTTGGCACTGGGAGGTGTTCTGCTGTTGACCGGTTGGTTTATCGATCACCTACCTGCCCAGAGCTAGAGAGGAGGTGAGAACGCATGCCAATATTCAATATGGCTTTAAATAAACCCTCAACATCGATCGGCTTGTCCTGGGAAGATCAGCTCCACGAAGCAATCGACCCAGAGGCCTATGTTTCTGCTAGTGAAGCCCTCAAAAACTCCGACATTTACTCCCTGATCACTCAGTTGTCCGGGGATCTGGCTACGGTAGCTTATAGTGTCAGCAATCCGTCTTTACAACAGCTGATCGATAATCCAACATGCACGTCAAACGGTCATGCATTCTGGCAGAGCACGTTTGCCCAGCTTCTTTTAGCCGGAGAAAGCTTCGCCTACCGCTGGCGTGACTGGAACGGGCGAGACCAACGTTGGGAATACTTACGACCAAGCCAAGTCTCTCCAAAACTGCTTAATGACGGCTCCGGCTTGATTTATGACTTAATCTTTGATGAACCGGACGTGGGTGCTAAGCTGAATGTCAGCCAAAACGACGTGATCCACTTCCGCTTGCTATCAAAAAACGGCGGGATGACTGGAATCAGCCCATTGACAGCGCTGACCAACGAACTGGACATCAAGAAGCGGTCAAACACCTTGACCAGACACGCTTTGGCCCAATCGACAGCGGCACCAGGCGTTTTAAGCGTGAAAAACGGTGCTTTGCTAGACAGCAAGCTTCGTGCATCCCTGTCTAATGACTTTGCCAAGCAAATGGCGAGCTCAGAAGGCCCAATTGTGCTTGATGATCTGCAAGAATACAAACCGCTTGAGCTTAAAGCTGATGTTTCCAAGCTGTTGGCACAAGCTGACTGGACAGGTAGTCAAATTGCCAAGGTATATGGCGTTTCAAGCAGTTATTTGAACGGGACCGGTGACCAGCAGTCGTCGATTGATATGATTGTTGGCCAATACAGTCGAACCTTGCACAGATACACGAATTCAATCACGTCAGAATTGACCACCAAGTTAGGGATGCAAGTCGTGGCCGATATCCGGCCAGCAATTGACCCAAACGGTGACGACTATGCTGACAAAATCGGCAATTTGACAAAAAACAACGTGTTGGGAGCTAATCAAGCGCAAGCTATTTTACAAGAATGCGGGTACTTGCCAGAAAGCTTGCCTGCAATGGAGGGAGGTGAATCAAGTGGCAACAGTCGAAATCAAGGGAATCATCAGCAGTGATGAAAATGCTGAAGTATATGAATGGTTTGGCTATGATACTGTTAGCCCGTCAAGGATCAAAGAGCAGCTAGATGGTATTGATGATGGTGAAGACGTCATTGTCAACATCGGCAGTAATGGTGGTGAAGTAACGGCTGGGTCTGAAATCTACACTATGTTGCGCCAGGCTAAGAACAACGTTGAAGTACACGTAACCAGTTTGGCTGCATCAGCCGCGTCATTTATTGCAATGGCTGGGGACAAGGTTCTGATGTCTCCAACTGCTCAAATGATGATCCACCGGGCTTCTACGGGAGCCGAAGGGAACCGGGATGCAATGTCTCAAGCTGGGCAGATGCTGGACTCAACTGACCAAATGCTTGTTGATGTTTACAAAGCTAAAACCGGCTTATCTAAGCCAGCTTTGTACCAAATGCTCAAAGATGAGACCTGGTTAAATGCTAATGATGCGATCAAGCTTGGCTTCGCAGACGGCAAGATGTTTGACGATGTTCCAGAAGAAACCGATGTTGTGGCCAATCCAGCCTACAATGCATTTGGTCTGATCAACTTGTCCGCAAATAAGATTGCATCCGTTAAGGCAATGTTACATCCAAAGCTCGTGCCCGATGATGGCCAAAAACTCATTCAAGATAATACTGTTGACAGTCAGCTTGTAAAAGAGAAGCTGGCTATTTTGTTTGGATAAAAAAGAAAAGGGGACGTAAATGAACATCAATGAACTCCAGCAAGCTTGGATCGCTGCCGGCGACAAGGTAGCTGATGCTCAAGAAGAAGTTAATCGTCTGGCAATCATGGTCGGTAATGACCCGAAGTCTGTCACTGACGAAGATTTGCAAAAAGCTAACGACAACTTGAAGAAGGCTAAGTCAGCCCGTGATTTTGCTCTGTCAGCTTATAAGTCAGCGCAAGAAGATCACCAGATCGTTAATGAACAAGCTAAGCCGGCGCCAGTGCCAGTTGATGACGTGAATGGCCACAAGCAATTTGCTAACGGGATTAGAGACCTGCTTAAGGGCCATGTTAAGCGCTTAAACTTAGTTACTACCTCAGCAACTGAAGGCAGTAATGCCGGTTTGACCATTCCTGACGACGTTCAAACCAGAATCAACGAAGTAATTCGCCAATACGATGCACTTCAACCATTGGTTAACGTCGAAACGGTCTCAGCTTTGACGGGTAGCCGGGTAATTGAGCCATTCACTGTTATGGATGGTTTAGTAGAACTTGATGATGAAGATGGTGCAATCGGTGACAACGATGCTCCAACTTTGAAGACCGTTAAGTACTCAATTAAGCGCTATGCCGGGATCAACAAGGCAACCAACTCCTTGATTAAGGAATCTGACGAAAACATCATCACTTGGCTGGTTAACTGGATCGCGAAGAAAGTCGTCGTTACCCGCAACAAGAAGATCATCGGCGTGCTGAATGCACCGAATAAGAAGCCAACTCTGTCTACTTGGGATGATGTCATCAAGCTGTCTGACGGCACTCTGGACCCGGCAATCAACAGCTTGGGTGTTTACTTGACCAACCAATCTGGCTGGGTTGCTCTTAAGATGGTTAAGAACGCTATGGGTGACTACTTGATTCAGCGGGATCCACAAGGTACGGTTGATCACTTTATCAATGGCCACCAAGTAGTTGTTGTGTCTGACAACTGGCTGGCTGACCCAGCTTCTGGCACTCACCCGCTTTACTTCGGTGACTTCCGTGATGGTATCACTTTGTTTGACCGCGAAAACATGTCATTGGCCGTAACCACTGAAGGTGGGGACTCGTTTGTTAAGGACCAGACTTGGATTCGGGTAATTGACCGCTTTGACGTCGAATTGATCGACGGCGATGCGTTTGCGGCTGGCTCATTCAGTGTAATTTCCAACCAAACCGCTAACTTTGCCGCTTCTGCTGCAACTACTGCTGGCAAGTAAGTAGGTGATCATTATGGCCACTTACTTAAGCATTGATGACGGCTTGATGCGGGCACTTGGCTACCTGGATGATGCTGACAGCGCCACGATCGCAAGAATGACAATGGTTTTGGCCGCAGCCGAGCACTACGTCCAGGGCGCAATCGGCGAAAGTAATACATTTTATACATCGGCTGATGTTAAAGAGCTGTATACTCTCGCTTGCAATTCACTGGCCGTGACATGGTTCAATGCCGCGGGTGATACTGGTGACACGTCAACAGCACAGCAGATTATTGGTCAGCTTCGCGGCAGTTATAGTGAGGTGGTGGCAAATAATGACACGACTGAAGACAGCCAGCAGGCTTAATACAGTGATTCAGCTTGGAGCACAAACGCACGTGATAGATGAGATTACAGGAATTACCAAGCATGCTTTTACCCAGAAATTAGCGGTTTATGGGGCGCCATATTCGCTCTCTATTAGCCAGCCATTATTGGTTGAAGGCATGACCATTACAAATTCCAAGGTCTATCTTGTACGGCACCGGCAAGACTGGGAGGCTCTTAAGCTGAAACTGGCAAAAATCAACGGCATTGAATACGAAATCATTGGAATCAATCCAGATGCTGGCGATGACTATATGGCCTATGATCAGTTGATCTTGAGGAAGGAGGGGGCAAATGGCTGACGATTTGGCAGCTCAACTTGAGCAGTTTCTAAAGCAAGTTGAAAAGCGGGTACCTGATCGGAAAACCAAGATGGCAATGACGAAGGCAGGGGCTGAGGTTCTTAAACAGGAACTGACTGCAGTGGCCAAGGCCAAGCACTACTCCAACAAGAAGGATCCGGTTTATGGCCACATGGCCGACAATATTAGCGTTGCTGGCCAAAACATTGACGGCATCAAAGATGGCACGGCTGTTGTCGGCTGGAAGTACAAAGGGCATGCGATGAATGCTGTTTATACCAATGACGGTACGGTCCGGATACGCGGAGATTTCTGGTATGACAATACTGTCCACGAATCCAAGGCAGCCGTATTTGAAGCTGAAAAGAAAGTTTACGAGGCAATGACTAAATGATTGAATTACCAGTGATTTCGGTTAGAAAATTGATCGTTGCCGCAAATTTTGACTGGGTGGATCAAGGTAACATCGTAACCAGCGTTCTCCCGGCTGACATTGACGAATCAGTAACGTCAATTCTGCTGAGGGATGCATCGGAAGGATTGGCCATGCATGGAGACAATATGCCACATGCACTGGCTGCCCGGGTCGAAGTCCAGATTTTCTTTAAGAAGGACCTGGACGTTAACCCACTGGGATGCAAATTGCTGGCAATGAATATGCTTAGTCAAAATGGCTGGTTGGTTGATACTGACCGGCCATTATCGGCTGATCCCGATACCGGGCAATTTACGGCGACGTTTTATGTAAAAAATAAAATTATTTACTAGAAAGAGGTAATAGGATGGCTGGATCATCTACTCATGGTATTGAATGGGCAATGTTTGGCTTGATCGATACGTCAACGGGCAAGCTCATTACTGGCGCAGATAATGGCTTGTCAGAAAGCGGTTTGTACCAAACTGGCAAGAACGTTGAAGGTACTACTGCTGTTAATATCCAAAATTTGGAGGCTGCTGGGACTGCACAATACGCTGACAACAAGCTGATGCGCGTAACCAAGCCAGCACAATCACCAACCGCTGACTTCACGTTCCTGGACATTGATTGGGACGTAGAGAACAAGATGTTGGGCTATGGCACTGATACTGCCTCAATGGATGGCGGCTACTCATTGGCCACTGACAAGCCGCACCTTGCATGGATTGCAGCATCAACTGACTACAAGGGCAATACGGTTTATGAGGCATTTGCCAATTGCACTGCAATTGACCCAACTCATTCACACCAAACCGACGATGCTTCTGAGCAAGACGTTAGTGCCACCTTAAATACGACTGCGTACGCACCAATCGGTGACAACTTCAAGAACGCACAAGGCAAGTCCATGCCATACCGCAAGTGGAATTCAAATGCCAAGAGCTTCGATTTCGATAAGATGATGGCAGAAGTTTTCCCTGGTTACGTTAAGCCAAGTGGCACCACGGCAACTACTGGTCACTAATTAAATGTTAGTACTGAGAGAAGCGTTCTAAGCTTCTTAAAATATCAAGCGTTAGCAACTGATCACTAGAATGCATTAGAATCGTTGCTAAAGTTGGGCGGGTGTGGAGGTTAAAAAAGGAGTAACAATGGCAACTATTAAGATTGATGCAAGTCCATTACATATCGGCAAGAAAACTATTTCAGTTAAGCCAACTGGGCTGGCCGTGATGAAGGCACTGGATATTCAGGTATCAATGGCCGAATTTGAACAGAATGCGGAAGGGATGGGGATGCTGGAATCAAGCAAGGCCACCCTTGCCTTGACTAAAAAGGTCGAAAGCTTCCTGGAAGAGATCCTTGGCTTGTCAGAAGAACAGTACGCTAAATTCGCAGGTAGCGTGGAATTTGACACCATCTTCCAATACGTTGGCTATGTCGTTGCATCTCTACAGTATGGCCAAGCTGTCAGCTTCGAAGAATTCTTAGCCACTCCAGAAGAGACTGAAGAAGACCCAAAATCAGAAGAGGACGACTAGCCAAGCTAATCGTTGATACGAAGAATCAAAAGATTAGCTATAACCGCATGAAGCGTGATCTGCTGCTGGAAAAGGGCGTAATGCCCAGTGATGTAGATAGCCAAGACTACTATGACTTCTTAGATGTCTTGGCAGCGCCAGAGGCAGAGTTGACCGAAGCAGGCGGGAGTAGCATCTATGACGACATGCAATGGGCTGATGAGTAAGGAGGGGTAAGCCATGGGAGCGATTAAAAGCATCATGGCAACTGAAGTCAAGATTGGGACAGAGGGGTCTACCAAATCTCTGACCCAGCTTGAAAATGCGATAAAAGCAACAACTTACGCCTGGAAAAGCCAGGCAGCCAGTGCAAAAAATGCTGGACAATTGCTGAAGTCGGCAGAGGCTAGATATGATGGTATAACGAAGAGCATCAGCCAGACGCAAGCGAAGATTAAAATCTTAGAAGAACGGCAAAAAGAGTGCGATAGAACGACAGAGAGCGGTGCTAATGCCTATGCCAAATATGAAAGCAAGCTGATTAAAGCCCGGCAAAGTCTGGAAAAGTTGACCAATCAACAGCAGCAGGCTGCCAAGGCGCTTGAATACCAGAAGTCCGGGCTTGGCGAACTGCAACAGGCCTATTCTAGTTCCAAAGCTTTGTCTGAATCATATGTTGCCCGCCTGGAAGCTGAGGGCAAAAAGTATGAGGCTGCAAAGGAACGTGCTAAACAGTATGCTTTTGCGGTTAAGAATCTTGATTCGCAATTGCAGATTCAACGTAATGAGCTGGACAAAATAGCAGATACATCAGGCAAAACAAGCCAGGCGTATCGATCTCAGCAAATCAGAATTAATGAGACGGCTACCAAGCTGGCGCAGGCTAATAACCGGATGAAGGATCTCAACGAGTCTATCCAGAGATCTAATCCATCGGTATTTGACCACTTCAAGCAGAAGCTCTCAAGCGTCAATAAGGAGGCTTCTGAGACTCATCGGACGCTTAAGGACGTCTTCATGGGGTCGTTCCTCGGAAACGCTCTGAGTAATGGCTTGTCAAATCTGAGTGGCAAGATATCCAATATCTACTCCGAAGGAATGTCGCTTAACGCAGCCGCCGGATCGATCAATGCAAAGTTCAAGGCAATGGGCATGTCTAACAAAGTAATTGCCCGTCTTAACTCACAAATTGGGATGCTTAAGCGCAACACCGCTATGTCTGGAACTCAGATTGCTCAGCTTCAGACTCAGATGACCAACTGGTCAGCGATTGGCAGTAAGGGAGCACAGAAAATCGTCACGACTCTGGGCGCTATCGGTGACTCAAGTCGACTGAGCGGTGATCAGATCGCTCAGATGGGATCCAGCCTGATGAGAGTCGGTGCTTCTGGCAAGGTCAGCCTTTCCTCCCTAAACCGGCTGGCCAAGTCAGCGCCATCCTTCTACACCACGCTCGCCAAGGGCGCTGGAATGTCGGTCGACAAGATGAAGGAACTGCTGGCCAGTGGTAAGGTGACTCAGAAACAGTTCCAGACCTGGCTGGCAGATGCATCGAAGTATTCTGATACAGCATTCCAGGGCTGGGGCAAGACTCAGACGGGTGCTCTTAAGTCAATGCATGATGCCTGGCACACTCTGGAGCAGACGATGACTGCTCCGCTTTTTAATGCTAAGTCTAGCGGACTGCAGGACATTAAGACGCTACTGTCATCTAAAGAACTGACCAACGGAGCTAAGGCAATCGGTGACGCTATCCAGCACGGGATCAGTTTTCTTGTCAAGCATAAGAAAGATATCAGCGGAATCGTCAAGGATATCTTCAGCATCGGCATAGAGGTCGGCAAGGATGTCTGGAAGACATTCAGCGCCATCTTCGAGAGCGTAGCCAAGAGCTTCGGACTGATCAATAGCCATGGCAAGAAGTCAGGATCAGCACTTCATGATTTCAAGACGGTGCTTGATAAGGTGGCCAGCAACAAGAAGGCTATCCAGGAGATCGCTAATGCTCTGATTGTTATTGCCGGAATCAAGACTCTTGGCAAGGTCGGCGGCGGACTGATGACGGTCGTTGGTGCCGTCAACAAGATTAGGGACAAGACTTCGCTGGCCAATGCCGGCACTGACAAGGAGAACTTCTTGACCGGTTCGATGCAATCGATCAGATCAGCCAGAAAGACTGGCGGGTTGAGTACTGCCGGGAAGTTAATGACTGGTGCTGCAGCCGCTGGTGTTGCAGCCGATTCATTGAGTACTCTTTACACGGCTTTTAAGAATGATAAAAAGGGGTCAACCAAACAATTTCAAGACGTTGGCTCAGGCATTGGCTCAGCTATTGGTGGCGGCCTTGGCCTTTACTTTGGTGGCCCACTAGGCGCTGCTGTTGGGTCACAACTGGGGAAGGCCTTAGGTGGTGTAGCCGGCAAGGGCGCTAAGTCATTCCAAAAGGGCTGGAAGAAGAACAAGCCACCGAAGAAGTTCTGGAGTTTGGAGAACTTCGGCTATTCAACACACAATTTCTTTAAAGGCATCAAATCTGGCTTAAACAGCTTCAATAAATGGTGGGACAAGAAGTGGAAGTCGATCAAGAAGGGCTTCAGCAATACTTGGGAAGCCATTCGTGAAGCACCAGGCAAAGCCTGGAAGAAGATCAATAGGAGCTGGGATTCATTCTGGTCATCGTTTAACAAGTCATTCAAGGGATCCTGGAATAAGATCAAGAAGTTCTTTGGTGGCTTATGGGATGACATCATCAAGATGCCGTCCAATGCCTGGAAGAAGATCAGCAAGGGCTTTGAGAGTTTTAGCAAGGACTTCAAGAAAACCTGGAGAAACCTGGGCAAGGGGATCCAAGACATTTGGGATACTGCTTGGGGCAAGATCAAGAAGCTCGCACATGATGGCGTAGCCGGGATTGTTAAGGTAATCAACACTGGTATCGGAGGAATTGATACTGTTATTGCGGCTTTTGGCGGTTCAAAGACAGCAATCAAGAAGATCAAGTTTGCGACCGGTACTGGTGCCTTTAGTGGTCCTAGAAGAGCTATTACCAAGCCGACGCTGGCAATGCTCAACGACGGCAACGACAGCCCAGAGACTGGCAATAAGGAACTGATCTGGCGGCCAGCAACTGGCCAGGCAGGTATCGTTCAGGGCCGCAATACAACTGCCATGCTGATGCCTGGTGATGAAGTTTTGAACGCTTCTGAGACCAAGTCATTAATGACATTTGCCGGAATTGAGCATTTCGCAAAAGGAACTGGCGTTCTGAGTGGCATTGCAAGCTGGGCCTCAGGAATTGGCAGTTGGATTGGCCAAAAAGCATCAGCATTGATGAAGTGGTTCAAGAAAGTAACTGTAATCATTGCTAACCCAGCCAAAGCATTGGCTGATGTCTTCAAGACCAGCACCAAGGGCTTGAAGGGCGTTATGGTTGATCTTGGCCAAGGCATGATGAAGTCGGCCAAGAATGCGGCAACCAGTTGGTGGTCAACACTTTGGAGCATGGCTAGTGACAAGCTGGGTGGCTCTGGCTCATCTAGTGCTTTACTGAACGCGGCAGAGAAATATGGTGCAGGCAAGCCTTATGTTTGGGGTGCAACAGGTCCAGAGAGCTTTGACTGTTCTGGTTTGGTCATGTACGCGTTAAAGCAGGCATTTGGGATTAACTATCCGCACTATTCCGGCTCACAATACGCTGCATCGACCCATATTTCCAAGTCACAAGCTAAACCGGGTGACCTGGTCTTTTGGGGATCTGGCGGTAGTGAGCACGTCGGCGTTTATGCTGGTGGAAATAACTACTACTCAGCACAAAGTCCAAGTCAGGGCATTGGGATGAATACCTTATCCTCTGTTGTAGGCAAGGGATCACCATTGTTTGCCCGGGTTTCAGGACTGAAAGATGATACTTCAAGCGAAAAGAAATCGTCAAAGGGCTCATCCAAGCTTCAAAGCATGATTAAAGACCAGGTCGGCTCCGGCTTCTGGAAGTTCATGTCTAAGCTGGGAAGCTTGTTTGGCGGTGGTGACAGTGGATCTGGCGGCACGTTCAGTCCAAGCATGATCAGGGATGCCGCTAAGCAAATGCATGTCTCAGTGTCAGATAGTTTCGTTCAGAAGCTTCAAACAGTTATCCAGAACGAATCTGGCGGCAGAAGCATTGTTCAACAGATTCATGATGTCAACAGTGGTGGTAACGAAGCCAGAGGTATTCTGCAGTACACGCCAACGACCTTTGCGACCTATGCTGTCGCTGGTCACAACAACATTATGAATCCATACGACCAACTGCTTGCCTTCTTTAACAACAGCGATTGGAAGAACTCCATCGGCTGGACAACCATTTGGGACACTCGCAAGCTTGATTGGCTGCACTCTGGTCCGCAAGGCCATAGAAGATATGCCAATGGCGGTCTGGTGGCAACTGAGCAGCTTGCTCACGTGGCCGAAGGAAACAAGCCAGAAATGATAATTCCTCTGGATATTGCCAAGCGATCCAGAGCAAATCAATTGCTGACACAAGTACAAGCCAAATTTGCGGCTGAAGCACCGCAAACGACGACTAGTGGTCAGACAACTGACTCTAAAGAGCTGCTCACACGGATGGACAAGATGCTTGCCCTGCTAGGGATGCTGCTTAAGGGCCAGGGGGACATGGAAGTTACTTTGGATGGCCAAAAGCTTGGCAAGGTACTGAAGAAGCAGCAGACGATTGAAGACATGCGTACTGCTCTGCTTTATGGCTAGAAAGTAGGAGTTACATGACAAAATACAACGGTTTTACGCTCAATGGCTATCACTCATTGAGAGACATGGGTATTGTCATGGGCACTGTAATTAAACCAATTGCGCCAAGCATTTCTCCCGTAATGGAAGATATTCCTGGCGCAGTAGGGCAATATTTTGAAGGGTATAACATCGGCACTAAGCAGATCCAGATACCCTATTTTTTTATCTCTCATGAAGACCAGGACCGGGTCAACAAAGAGATTGAGAAGCTGGCCGGGATCTTGATCCCGATGACCAACCAAGAAGTTCCCCTGGTGTTTGACGATGAGCCAAACAAGACCTGGATGGTGCATTTTGTTGAAATCGCTAATCCTAACTTAACTGAGCAGGGGAGTTGGGACTTTGACGGATCCATTACATTAGAAATGTCGAAACCCTGGGCTTATTTGCCACGTGAACATTTGTACACGGCAAATTTGCCATCAGACAAGCGAGTGCAACTGAATGTTTCCGGCAATATGGAAACGCCAGTCGACATCCAGATTATTCCCAAGCACTCTGCCAAGCATGTTGGGGTAGTGCTCAATGATGGTGCTGGCGTTTTTGCCATTGGTGAAGATCGGGCAGAACTTCAAGACACTATCGTTGAGCAATGGCAGGAAGCTTTGTCTGATGTTGGCGATGCGACAAGCGGGTCTTTTACTAATTGGAATTTAAACCCTACTATTGCCGGCTCAATCAAATGGGGGCAAGAGCTTGCGCCGGTCATGGGCGGGGCTAATGCTATCAATGCTTCAGGCATGTCCATCGGCGTCGGAACTAAAGAAAAGACTGGTTATAATCCATCCAAAGACAAAGTTGGTATAACCAACAAGTACACCGTCATGAATTTCGGGACTGATGCCCAGGAAGCTGCAGGCACGACTGGCACTCCTTGGTATGGCCCAATAATGGTGACCAAAGGCTTCGATGGTGGCGCTCTGGATGATTTCAAGGTAATCTTCCGGTTAAGACATACGAAATACAACGGGCCACATAATGGCCGGGCAATGGGCGACGTTGAAGTTCTCTTTCTTGACCCAGATGGAAATTCCTTTTTCCGAGCAGGGATTAAGGACCAAGATAGTGGTGCTGTTCCGATTCTTTACACGCAAATTGGCAAGCCTGGCACCGACTGGCTTAGTGGGAACTACCAAAACATTTACGTGGCCAAAAGCTTTAATATCAAAAATGGCAAGAACTATAAAGCAAAAGTTTTAAACGGAAAAAAGAACATCACAACGATCAAGGTTGTGAAGAAACAGAAGGTAAAAAAGACCGAGTCGGTCAACTTGTACAGTTCGATGGCCAACGATAATAACACGTCAGAATTATCTGACTGTTGGATCGAGTGGGAAGTACATAAGGTTGGCACGACATGGTCTTTTTGGATTTACCAATTAGATTCTGCCGGCAACCGCGTTAGTGATCAAGCCAAGGGCAAGGTTCACTTCAAGCAGCCAAAATACGTGGATAGAACAGGCAGTGCTTCAGCATCGCTGGGATCTATCGCAGTAGGGATGTTCAAGCATTCGATTAAAGAGGACACGGTCAATCCGCCAGAAATTTACCGCAATGTCTATCCATCACTGACCATGCTTAAAGCATATCGGCACAACCCTGCTTACGACATTAATAACAAGCCATTGGCTTATGCTGTCGCTAGTGGCGAAGTCCTGGACTTTGATGGCGAGAAATGGAAGACAACTGTCAACGGCACTGTCGTTGAAGAAGCATGGGTGACAAATTATCCGAAACTGCACCCTGGTCAAAACATGTTGACATTCATCAGTGATGCTGACCTAAGTGATGCAATTGTGGATATCCAGTACAATCCCCGGGTTAAGTAAGGAGGCAGCATGGCTAGCAAACAGTATTTGATTCTGAACAACAGCTTAAAGCGAATCGGCACATTGTCAGTTGACGGGGCAACGGTTTTCACCAGCGACACGATCACTCATCAGTATGCCTCTAGTGACCAGACAAACAGCAGCTATGGTGACAATCCGGACGCAGAGGACACCACTCAAAGCCGGAGCCAGAATCGCAAGTCAAAAGAATACAACCACTATGGAACAATCGTAGTGCCTCAAGGTCAGCCAGACAGTCCAAAAGTAGTTGAGGGCAACTATATTGCCAAGCATGATGAAGTGCTGGGGCGGTGGTATATCTTCAGAATTTGGCATACAAGCGAGACCTTGCTAGCATCAGGCCAAGCGGCCACATCAGCGGAAATCATTGATCTTGGTCTCTGGGAGCTTGCTCACAACATTGTTCCCGCCAAAACTTTTTCTAATGTATCGGCCAAGGTAGCTTTTGAGTGGCTGACTCAGAAGCTGACATGGGCGCTGGATACGTCCAAACTGGACACCACATTGACACTGTCAGAGCTGCAGTTTGACGGAACTAGCCGGGCCAGTTCAATGCTCCAGACATTGCTTCAAGACTATGACCTTGAGTGCGACTTCTATTGCAAGGCAACGAGCAATGGGACGATCACGGATAAGATTTTTGAAGTTGGCAACAAGCTCAACTCTGAAATTTACAGTGGCACGGTCTTTGTGGGCGAAAACGTGACGGGATGCACCAGAGAAATCACTGGCAATGTGGTGACTAAGCTTTATGTATTTGGACCAAATGGAGAAACCATGGCCAACGCTAATGGCGGGAAAACCTACATTGTTGACGAAGCGGCCAATCGCCAGTACAACCCGAATTGGAGATCCACTTACCTGGAAGGTGCTTATACGACCAGCACAACGGCCGATGCGCAAGGACTTAAGGCAATCGCCAAGACAATTCTTGCCGACACCAATCACCCACAATACGCGTATACGGTCACGGTCCCGCATGACATGCATCCGATTTTGGGGTCAACGATCCGAACAATTAATACCGATTTTGTTCCAGAAATGGCCACGAAGGAAAGAGTGATGGCCACGACAGAGAGCATTGCGGATCCCAGTCAGAATAGTGTTAGTTTTGGGGAATTTCAGACCGTCACCAGAATCACTCCATCTTGGCTGTCTAACTTCACTAGTGAGATTGCCAGCGCTGTTCAGAAAGCGATGCAAGACAGCTCATCTATTGAACCGGTTGTTTTGACACCAGACGGGCTTGACTTTGACTCAACTGGTTCTAGCAAGCGGGCAATCATCCAGGCGTATGAAGGCGGGACCAACATTTCGGCTTACCTTGACTCCAATGGCTTTATCTTTAGGCAATTGCAGTCAGACGGGCAATATGGAGCAACCAGCACCGGGTACTTGCAATCAGTAACCGGGCTAAAGCTTGGAGAGTATCGGGCAACGATCGATAACGACTACTTTTCGACTACACCAGAAGTTGCGGCTGATCAGACTGCTGCCAAGTCTTTGGGCCGGTTAACGCCAAGTGCTAGAGGCAGGGATGCTACTGAACAATACGTTGTGAAGCTGAGCGACGGAACTTACTTGTCAAGCACCGCCTGGCCAGATACTAGTCATAGTTTGGATGGTCACGGGGATGATACGTTATACCAGCATTGGAAGAGTGATGGCAAAACGTTGATTGACGACATGCAAGTGGCTAGTGGTGGTCATGGCTCTAGCTTTGGTGTCAAAGAAGAGAACGGGTCGATCTGGATTTACGGTGTTACCAAAAATTTTGACAGCACTAGCGAGCGGTTTAGAATCTGCAAATTTAAATATCAAGGTGGCCATGACATCACCTCAGCGGTTAAATCTGACACTGACACGTTTACGATTGGCCTAGCGTTTTCTGACAGCATTAGAGTCAACTACGATGCCAAGCATGACCTGATTGGGATCACCAGAGCTGATGGCCACTACGAAGTGCTAAAAGCCAGCCAAGCTTTAGCAGGGGATCACGATATCTTGTATCGCATTGATATGACCCAGTATGGCTTTGATTTAAACAAGCAGACATTCCAATCATCTTGCCTGGATTTCCCTTATGTCTACTGGCACTCTGGCGACTACGACATGCACGACTATCGCATGCTCTACTGCGCGAACGTGGTTCACCAGGGCAAGGAATTTGAACTCAATTACGACTTTTCGCAATCTTTGCCGCTCAAGTATGACCGCGTGGAGCCAGAAACAATCTGGATGCAACCAAGTGGGAAGTTGTTAGCCACATTCAACTGTAACAGTCCGCAAGATGGAGAAAATACAACTCACACACACGCCATCTTTGAGATTCCAGTAATTACCAGACCAGCAATGAGTTTATCCAAGGGAGCAATCCCTGAATAGTAGAAAGGAGTAGAAATGTCAGAGAGTAAATCGGCGTCGGTCGTCTTTACAAATGGATCGCTTTTGGCCAAGAATGCGCAAAATACGGCTGACAGTGCTAAAACAGCGGCAGAAATAGCGCAGGAGCAGGCAAGTGGCGCGCAAAAGACTGCAGACGGCAAGAACAGCGTTTATAGAGGATCTGATCCTAGCACGGTGCCAACTACCGGATTAAAAGAGGGTGACATCTACTTTACCGACAATGCTCTCTACACTTGGAACGGATCAGCCTGGGAAGAGACGGTCAGTGACACCACTGGTGCAGAAATCCATGAAAAAGTTGAAGAGGCGAAGCAAGAGAGCCAGAAGGCGGTCGCAGACTTGAAGTCTAACGTTGAAGCCAAGGTTAAAGAGCTTGATGACGAAATTGCACAGAACAAAATCCAAACGGGAAACGCACTGAACTTCTACAAAGAACAATACTACCTGTCAACTTCCTACACCGAATTGGCAGGCGGTAGTTGGTCAGACGAGGTGCCGGGGAAGGAAGCTGGTAAGTATGTCTGGAGTAGGTATGTCACGGCAAACATCGGCGACTCTACTAACTACCAGTACTCTGACCCAGTTTGTATCAGTGGCTTGGATGGTGAACAAGGCCCTCAAGGCCCTAAAGGTGACACCGGGGCTACAGGTTTACAAGGTTTACAAGGCCCTAAAGGCGATCAAGGTATCCCAGGACCTAAGGGCGCTGATGGTCAGACTAGCTACGTTCACTTTGCTTATGCGAACAGTGCAGACGGCAGTACCAACTTCAACGTTAGCTATTTTAGCAATGCTTTATACGTCGGAACATACACAGACTACACTCAGACAGATAGTAACGACTACACAAAATATACGTGGAGTCGTCTCAAGGGGGACACAGGCCAAACAGGTCCGACAGGCGCAACTGGCCCAAAGGGCGACACCGGATCAACTGGCTTCTTCATCGGCACCACTCCTCCACCTAATCCAGCTGTGGGCACGGTCTGGGCAACAAATGATGCCTCCGGCAATATGGTTAGTGCTAAGAAATGGAACGGATCAAATTGGGTTAGCACAGCTTTTACACAGGACCTGGTAGCAGGCAACATCTCCGCTACCAAGATAGTTGGCGGGGAACTTGATGTAAACAAGATTACGATCAAGAATGCGCAGAATATCCCTATAACTAGCACCGTCAGCTTGGGAGATAAGATTAGTAACATTGAGCAAGATGCGAACAAAATCAAATTTTCTATGGCCGGTCAAGGTTTGGATTTGGTCGATGGGCTGGACGGAGAGCTGGTGATGGGCTTCGGAATAACTAGCACCACGTGGGATGGAAATAGCCACAACGCTTGCTTAACTTTGCCGTCAACCTCTAAAGCGACTGAAGTACTACCACAAGATGGAACAGCTTTTTCGATGAATTATAATTGGGAAGCAGGTAAAACATACACACAGTCCATAATCATCGAAACTGACGCTCAAATTAACACTAACGTACAACCACAATGGACATGGTTTACTGGCGCAGGTCACAACTGGCAACCAGCAGAGTTGGTCGATCTTGGCAATAATTGTTATAGACTAATTGGTTCGTATACACCAAATAGTACTAATGCCCAACAAGCAGTGAGAATTATTGATATTGCTAACTTTAATAATTTTGTAAATATTACCACTGGTACCTATCTCAAGTTTAGATCTCCACACTTTTTCTGTGCTGATGACAACAGCTTATCAGAGTTGAAAATTACTGCCAATGGCCTCAACTATTACGTCAAAGAATCCAAAGGTTCAGACGTGTTAAAGGCATTACTTCAAGTAGATCCAAATAACTCATCGATTGCACAACTAGTCAACGGCAATCCGGTTGCGGCAATCAACTTGAGTAAAGAAGGTAAGGTTCAGATTGACGGTAGTCATATCAGCCTTAATACGGATACTTATATTCCAGACGCAACTATCACGTCTGCGATGATTGAGAGCTTGAGTGCTGACAAGATTACGGCAGGTACGATTGATGCGTCACAAATTAGGGTTTTCAACCTGGATGCTAATAACATCACAACCGGGTCACTAAGCGCAGTTGTTAACGATTTACGTAAATTCGAGACTTATGTGGTGTCATCATCCAATACATGGAACTTTGACGATACTAAGTCAGCTTATGGTAACTGGTTCTTAATCGGTGAAACAAGCACCGACCACGTGTGGAACGGTCCAGGAATTACGCCATACATGTATGTAACTAGTCGAGGGTCATCCGATAATAACAGTTTTACCGTAACGGTGTGGAAGGATAACGACCCTACACAATATCAGCGTGTTTGGAGCAATGGTTCTTGGTCTAAATGGGTTATGCTTCCTAACAGCCAAAACATTGTTTCAGCTATCAATCTTAGCCCAGACAGCGTAAAGATCAGTGGTAAGAAAGTCGAACTAGACGGAAATATTGAGCTGAACGGCAATACGAAGGTCACTGGACGACTTGATTTGATACAAGACGGCCAAGACGCAGTTGGACAGTCGTCGAATTACCACAACCCGTGGAATTGGGCTCACGCTCACATCTATTTCGATAATTATCTTCAACTTCAAGGTGAGAATTGCGGGGTTATCTATAACAACACTCACACTTCTTTAAATGGGGGGAAAAATTTCTATTCGTTGGCAACATTGACTCCAGGTTATCTTAAATTCACGACTTACCAAAATAAGATTAGCGATGTTGGAGAAGACTTCTCTGGACAAATTACAAGAACCTATATTGATTCGGGCAGAATCGAAACACCAGATATATTTGCAGGCAATTTTAGACTTAATGGCAGTAAAATGCAGTCCCAAGATGACAATAGTCTTTACGTTACCAACTCGAATGGTACTAACTTTGAGGAGAATGGGAAATCAGTGGGCTTCCAGGTTTGGGGTGGTATTGGTCTGGGCCAAAGTACAATCTACACACCAGCTACTGACCTTTATATCCAGCAAGGTAACGTTGGACCAGCCTTGGGTCAGTCCTATAGCAGTGCTCTCAAGACAACTATTCACGCTCAAAATATTATTTCCCAAGTTGCGAACACGGTGTCATCCAGACTGTCAGTCAAGACCGACATTACCAAGGTGACCTATGACCGAGCCCTGGCAGCCGTGGAAGGCACAGACATGTATGACTACCGCTACGTGGCAGACGATTCTGGTCAACACTATGTATCTGGCATTATCGACGATGTCAATGCTGATCCACAATACCACATGGATAGCATGCTAATTAATAAGGAAAGAACTGCGAGAATCGACGCCAACCTTGTCGGTTACCACCAAGTCGTTATCCGGAAACTGCTTGAAAGAGTGGCCGCCCTGGAAGAAAAGGTTAAATAATGAGCATATTTTTAATCATTAGGTCGCCGCCTAACTGCGGTATGACTAACATTTTTTAAAAATACAAAGGAGCACAAAATGGAAATTAACGTAACATCAATCAACCAGGCTTTCGGCAAGGATGAGGAAACCAGCCAAATCATCGTAGCCCTTAACGGGAGCTCAACCGACAACAGTGGTGACTATCTCAGTTCAAGTGTTAACGTAACCAGTAAAGACCTGCCAGAAGGCACCAGCCTGGACAACGTACTGGACAGCGAAATCGAAACTCTGGCGCGTAAGAAGTTGGCGGCATATGCGGCTGGTGCAATGCCGATCAGAGTATCCAGTATCAACAGAGTCTACGACCAACAGACTAACCAAATCACCAACGCGGTCGTTTCTCTGCTGGGCAGTGCAACTGACGGGAGCAACGACTACATCAACTGCCGCACCACGATCACTAGCGCTGACCTGCCTACTGGCAAGACTTTTGCGACCATGACGGCAGGCGATTTGAAGACATTGGGTAAGTCCAAGCTGGTTGAAATTACTAAGGTAGCATAGGAGGCAAACAATGCAAATCTCTTCAGAAAACTATATCACCGTTTTAACTGAACAAGTTAAAGCTCTGACTATCGAGAATGCGCAACTTAAGGCCCACATCTTGGACGTGGAAGCCAAGGCAAAGGAGGCCAGCGATGACAAGACTGAAGAAAGCAGTAGCCAACCTACTGAGTAGCCCATTTCACGCGATTGTTGGACTTGATTTGTTGGCAACTGGACTGCTCTTGCTCACGCATCATCACTACTTTTTCTGGCCGCCCTGGCCGGCGTGGATCACTACGGCAGAAAACAATGTCGTGGTTGGCTTGATTGGAGTAGTGACAGGATTGGGCATGATCTACTGGGCTATTAGCCCCGAAAAAAGCATCAGTCTTAATCGCAAACTCATTGCCACAGCTAGCGCCTACTTTACACTGCTGGGCATGACGGAGCTGATGCACGCAATCTTTGCTCCGGCCGGGACACCGCATATGCTTATGGCTGGGTTGTCCGAGTTTGTTATGTTGTTGTTGACACTTTACATGGCAAAAGCTAGCCCGACAAGGAGATCCAGTACTGGCAAATAGAAGGGGTGGTACATATCAACTGGAAGGACATCTTGACCAAGTTTGTGCCACTTTTACCGACATTGTTGATGTATTGGGCCTCTTATCAGCTGAGTCAAGCAAAAAATAATAAGGAAGAAAAGCAGGACGAGTTTACCCGACTCAACGAAGAAAACACACGGCTATCTGAAGAGCTTGACCGCTATCGAAAGATGGTGGCGACAAAAGAGCGCGAGATCAGCAAACTGCAGAAAGAAATTATTGAGCTGAGGAAATTTGCTGCTGGAGCGCCCAATTTGGGTGCTCTTTTTGATGAAAAGGAGAAAAAAGACGATGACAGCTAAAGACTGGTTTAACATCATTTTTGCACTGGGGACGATTGCACTGGCGGCGATTGCCAGCTTTTACACTCATAACCGGACGAAGATTGATACTAAAACTGCCACTGGCAAGGCAATCGACACGGTTGGTAAGCTTGCTGTGTGGGCCGTTAGAGAAGCAGAGTACACTGGCATGGCTGGTGATCAAAAGCGCGAATATGCTGCTGAAGTGATCACAGAGCAACTGCACAAGAAGGGAATCACGGATATTACGGAGAGCACGGTCTATGGTGCAATCCAGGCGGCCTGGTCTGCTGCTAACTTCGACCATGCAGAAAAGGCAGAGGTCAAGGAGTCAGAGGCTATCCAAGATGCTGGGGATGCCGGTCAAGTCATGGACGATGCACCAGTAGCCGCAAAAGAAGGTGGAGCAAATGGCAACTAGAAGATATGGCGTTGATGTAGCCGCCTATCAATCAACCAGCATGGGGAACTTCCATACTGCTGGTGCCAGCTTCGTTGTGGTCAAACTGACAGAAGGGACAAATTACTTTAACCCCAAGGCACGGGCACAAGTGGCCAGCTCTAGAGCAAACCATTGCTACACGCATGCTTACCACTTTGCTAATTTTGGCAGCAGTGTCTCCCAGGCCAAAGCTGAAGCTAAGTACTTTTTGAAGTATGTGGCTAAGGTAAACATCAGCAAAAAGCGGATGATTTTCTTGGACTGGGAAGGTAACACTTATAACTGCGTTACCGGGTCCAAGGCGGCCAACACCAAGGCAATCTTGGCGTTTATGGACGTCTGCCACAAAGCCGGCTATCCAGTTGGGCTTTATTCTGGTGCATCCCTGATGTGCACCGCAATCGACACTAGCCAAGTGATCAAGCGTTACGGGACATGCTTATGGGTAGCTAGCTATCCAACAATGTCTGCCGTGTCTGCCGCTGATTTCGGCTATTTTCCATCGATGGATGGGATCGCCATTTGGCAGTTCACGCCAAATTGGGAAGGGATGGAGGTCGACGGGAATGTGATGCTGATCGACATGTACAGCAATACCTCAAAGCCGGCACAAAAGGAAGTCAAGAAGGAAGCACTTAATAAGGTGTCCAAGCCAAGCAAGCCGCTTTTTATCGTCTATGCTCCACTGATTAATGGCGATCCTAACTGGAAGATTGCTCTCCGTGATGGTAGCGGTCACCTCACTGGAAAATACATCAAGACTAATTCCCGCTGGCAGGTTTGGGATAAGAAAACCATGAAGGGCGGGACCTGGTATAAGCTTGGCACCGATGAGCAGTGGGCGCCAGCAAGCTATTTGAAGAAGGTGTAGCATGAACACTTTGACGATTGATTATGACACGTTAAAGGTTGGGGATACCGCACACGACTTCGCTTTAACTGCGGTTGAAGACGGACAGACTCAAAGTTTTACCGATACCAGTGGATTAGTGGTTAAGGTCGGGGATGCAAGTCACAAGCAGATCGCAACTTTAGCCACCAGCGTAAACGCGGATGGCAATCTGTTTGCCAGCTCCGACAATTTGGTCGGAGTCTCGGCAGGAACGTACTACGTTGAACTCTGGCAGACTACTGAAGATGGTGTTACTATCTATCCGACTGTTGGATACGCAACGATTACGCTAGTGCAATCAATTCAATAGATATGAAATAAGCCTCACTTCAAACGAAGTGAGGCTTATTTTTTGTTTGAGTGAGTCTGATGCACAAATGATGCACAAATCACTGTAATGCACATTGCTAGAGCAAAATAAAACCCGGCAGATCATTGATCTACCGGGCTCGTTTCGTCACTAGACACGGGTAACTTTACCAGACTTCAAAGTCTTGGTTGAAACCCAAACGCGCTTAGGCTTGCCGTTTACAAGAATGCG